AAAAATAAATAAAAATAAAATACTAATTCAAAATACTATTTTTCTTAAAAATTCTAACTTGTTTTGAATGGTGTAATCATTATTAAATACAAAACAACATTTATTTCCTCCACACGCCAAATCAAATATTTCTTGTTTTCCTTTAAGCAAATTTTTAAATATTTCCATTAATTCTTTATCCTCTACAAGGCATTTATATAATATACTTTTATCATTAACACCTTTCATACGAATATGATAATCAACTACATCATTATCGTCATCGTCTTTGCCTTCTAATTTATCAATATAGCATTTTTTTCCTAAAAAGATACTTTCCGTTGCGTGTATATCTTTCTTAATAATATCGCTATCAAAATCGCTATGAAATTGACCCATACCTTTACCTATTAATTTTCTTCCATACACTTTCTCGTATATTTTAGAGAGAGGTTCAATATCTTTTTCATATAGGTGCATACTATCTGTATCTTGATAAAATAACTCAATACCATTATCTTCAGCCAAGCACATAACTTCATTCATAATTCTTTTACTCATAGCAAGTACTTCTACACCACAATGACAATTATTATAATGGTTTTCAATACCTTTTAATGTTGTAATTGCATATCTATCAATATTTCCATCACTATTTATTTTTTCATATTTTTGAATATAATTATAATTTTTATCTACATAATTATCAATCTCTTCACTAGTTTTAAATACTAATCTTTCATCAATTGCTTTCTGTAATGTTTTACCATAAGAACTATTCATAATTAATTTATAAATTTGTTCTAATGGATTTCCCTCTGCTTTCATTTTTAATCTTTCATTAAATACAAAATCAATTACTTCTTTTAATTTATTATCTCTGCCCTCATCATAATAATAACCATCAATAATATCAAATTCAATTTTATGATATTTAATTAGGTCCTCTAAATCAATTTTACATACATGTATATTTTTTCCCACCATATCGTTAGTCCAGTCTCTTAAACCATCTTCATTCTTATAACTCATTAATGGAAAGCGATAATTTTTACCAACTTTATTAATTTTAATTTGAATGAAATATCCATCACTACATTCATCTAAATATTTATAATCTTTTTTCATTTCTTCTTCAATAATTTTAGGTGAACCTATTAAATAACCTCCTAGTCTACTCATAGCAGATGAGTATAAACTAGTAGCATCAAAGTCCTGAATTCTACCTTTTTTATGTTGTTTACTATTTTCTGCACACATAGTTCTACCTCCAACCATACATTGCATAATATAATCTCTTGGTGTAGAACTTAATTTGTCAGTCCAATCAAATACTTCTCTCTCTAACATAAACCTGTGTGCTAATTGGGCGGAACTAATAAAATCAATAACATCTAAACCTGTTGCATCTTTTAATATCTTTCCAAACTTTTCATAGCCAAGTCGCAATACATCTACATCTTTCTGACAATAAAATTCTGAATATTTAATTATATCTATTGTATCATCTACAATACAATTACTATTTTTACAATTTTTCATAAATAGATTAAAGTATTCATCATAATCTTTTTCATCAGGAATTTTATGGATTAAATTTTGTCTAACTTGTATATCACAACATTTTTTACACGTAGATATGTCAATAAATTTTTTATTTACATTATTTTTTGTATATAAATTATAGGGTAATATCTCTTTTGGTTGTTCTAATCCAAAACATTTACCAAATTTAGATAAAGGCATTGTAATAACAGAATAACTATCTTTTAATAAAACTTTAATAGTTTTACCATTTCCATAATTAAATACACCTCTTGCTTCTAATAAATTATGTCCTCTTTTAGAAACACTTTGTAAATTTAAATATTGTTGCAAGAAACAGAAATCATATCCAGCATTATGAGCTATTAAGATTAATCTTCTTTCTTTAGTAATATATTTTTTTACTTGCTTTCCGTTTTTATTTTTTTCCATAGTATATTTAGGTTTAACATAAAATTTTTCAAATAATCTTCTCATCATAACTAATCCACATTTCTCTCCTGTAATACTTCCTGTTTCACTATTACATACCATATAAGGTTCATGCTTTAATCCTTCTGTTGTTGTTTCAAAATCATAATATACAACTATATCTTCAAAATTATTATAATTTGGGTTAGGCACACTATTTTCTTTTGTAGATTCATAAGAATATTCTAAATTAGTTATTTTAGGTGCTTCTTTTGCATATTGTGTTGACAAGTAATCATCATAAGGTAATGGTGTAAAATATTTATCTTTATTTTCAAACATATATTTAATTAAATTAAAGGAATCAGTGAATCTATTTTTCTTTCTATTATAACATTTTTTATTTTCATTATATTCCCCTATCTCGTTCCATCTCTCAAGATGTTTAATTTTATCTATATTTTGAATAGCAAACATTGTATAATTGACTTTTTTAAAGATAAAATAATGTTTATCTATTAAACATATTACAATATGTCTACCATCTTTTGAACCATACTTTTTTTTAGTGTGATGAAATAAGTGTTTTACTTCAATATATAAATTAAATTTTTTTGCTACTAATGTAAAATTTTTTGTTGCTACATATCTACCTTTAATCATTTGTCTTAAATCATTAATTTCAGTCTCAGTTAAAATTTTACTTTGTATAAGTGCTTCTACAAAACAATTTTCTTTATAATTTTTTTGCTTTTCTGTATATATTTGAAATTGTCCTAAATCTATCTCAGGATAATTATTATAATAATTAAAGAAAGCGCCTTCATTAATATCTTTACCTAACGAAGTCGGTCTTTTAATAATAATTTCAGGAGTATCTATTAACTCATTCCAATATTCTGCATCACTACCTTGACCTACATATCCTTCTTTAATAAAGAATTCGTCTATTTTATCTAAAAAGTTTTGACGATTTTCAGGTGTAACTGTATAGTAACTTGATCCTGCTTGTAACATAACTCGTTTAGTTAAATCTAATCTACTAACTATTGATTTTAATTTATTAGGTGTTAATTGTTTTATAGAAATACTTTTACCAGTTTTATTAAATTGATTAATTTTTGGAATAAATGAGGAATTTTTATAAGCTAATTTTTGTATCGTTCTAGCATTTTTATTTAATAGTCTTGCTTCTATATTTAAATCTTTTTGTATCATTTTAGTCTTTTTAGATGTTTTAATATTTTGTAATTGATTATTAATTCTCTGAACGGCGTCTATTCTTTTATTTTCAATTTTGTTTTTTAATGCGATATATGATAAGTTATGTAATTTACCCTTTTGTGATTGTAGTAAATTTAAAGTAGTTTGTCTTAACTTTTTCTTTTCCTTTTTATTCATTCTAATATTTTTAGATATAATATTTTGATTCATTTTACTTATTAATGAATTATTGTCTTTAAGCTAAATCAATTTTATATTATATTTATTTTTAAAAAATAATAATTCATTTAAAGATATATTAAATATATATATACAAAATGGACGAAGGTGCATCTTTTACAATTATGCGACAAATAGATATGGAGACAGAATTCTCAAAATTTCAAAATTATATAAAAAATAAATCTTTTCATAAAAATTATAAACAGTTACGAGATCGAGTCCATAAAGAGCTGAACGAAGTTCCATTAGAAGATTTAGTTTTAATAATCGGACAAATGTCTAATAATTATACATTACAAAAACAGTTTGCTAATGTTTGGTCTATTTGTAATTATCAATTACAAAATAAGGAAATTCATCAATCATATATTAAATATTACGAACATTTGACAAAAATGGAAGATATTACAGAGAGAACACGACAAAAAATATATATAAAAAAAGATGATGAATTAACTTAAAGATAATAATTTATAATTATATAGAAATATGCCATTAAATAGCGAAGAGAAAAGAGAATATTATCGTAACTACCATAAGCAAAGAAGACTTCGAGAGGGTGAACTATATAGAGAGAGAGGACGAGCTTATGCTAAAACATTCAGAGTTAAAAATGAACCTAAATTAGATGAACAAAGGATTAAACGATTAGAGGAAAAAATACAAGCAATTAGAAATAAATAATAAAAAGCTTATTGTTGTTTTTTATTATTCAGCCTTTATTCAGCCTCTATTCAGCCTATTCAGTCGTTATTATATGGTGAATTATTTGTTGTATTACCACGATAACCAAACAGGTCGTGATATTGTATCTATTTGTCTATGTACAGTTGGGGGTTCTACAGCACGAGCTTCTCGCACAAGTCTAGGGTTTTCTTGTATTGCTGGTATAGGTATTTCAGGAATATATTCTTCATCTTCAACAGGATATTTTTTTTTAGATTTTTTTTTATTTTTTGACTTAATATATATATAAGTGTTATCATCGTCATCGCTAGAACTAGAATCATTACTTATAATAATTTTAGATTTATTTTTCTTTTTTTTAACCTGTTTGGGTTTTGCAACTTCATCATCTGATACATTATCCCCTTCAAGTCGCTTTGGTTTAGGTTTTACTACATCTACATCTACACTATCTTTAACTTCTTCTCGCTTTTTAACTTCTCTCTCTACCTCGCATTTAACTTCTTCTTCTACTTCTTCTTTAACTTCTTCAGCAGGAGGCTCAGGTGGATCAGGTGGTGGTTCTTCTTGTGGTTTAAGTTTTAATTTTTCTAATTCTAATAATTTAGCTTTTTCTTCTTCTCTTTTTTGTTTAGCTATTTCTCTCGCTTTGGCTAATTTCTCTTTTGCTTCATCACATAAGACACGCTTAACAGAGTACCTGCCATTTTTAGATTGATAAGATTCAGACATTTTATATTATTAAGTTTAGAAAAAAATTTTGCTGAATAAACTTATTGAAAAAAATATTTAAATTTGCGTCGTTTTGTAAAATTTTGTATATCACTATATAAATCCAGTTCTGGAAAAAAGTATTTTTTATTTTGTACACGTTCACGCTTAATCTCTACCATTTCTTGTATAGTAGGTGTACGTGCTGGACTTTGTAAAAGTGGTCGTGGTTTTTCTAAAGGGCGTTCTTTTAATTTTATTTCCCCTGATAATACCCTTTTATAGTGTTCTTTATCTATTGCAAAATTTTCTAAAAAGTGTGGATGTAATCTTTTATCATAAAATCTTGACCAAAAAATATCATCAGCATCTGATAAATTTGTAACTGGTATATCTTCTTTTGCTTCAGGAAAAGTAAAAGTTTTATACTGTGGTTCTTCACCAGCACCAAATCCAGTTACAAACTCCTTGTCTATTCTAAATTCCATTATTGTTTTTCCATTATGTTCGTGAACTACATTTTTGCCGATTGCTGCATTAAATACCAAAGCATTATCGTTTCTTTCTGTAGCCATTTTTTTTGCAATCAACCCTCCAAGCGAATGGGCGACTAATAATTTTTGTTTTGAAGGATATTTTCGATCAACTTCTCTTAGAACTTCTCTCGCATCCTCATATCTTTGTTCAAGTGTCATCGAACCTTCCATAAATTTATCTTCACCTGACTTAATTGCTTGACCTACAAGCGGTCCATACTCCCCTGCAGCTGTGGTAATTCCTTCTTTAACTTTTGTATAAACACCTTCTAGTGCAGTTAAAATTGGTCTTGTCAAAAATTGAGTTTGTCTAGCCGAACCAGCATCTTCCCAAGTTCGTAATGCTGTTGCTGCTGACTCTGTACCTGTAAAATTAACGATAGCATTATTCTTATAAATCATGACTTGATGATTTTTAGTTGATAAAGATTTGTCTAGTTTAACCCCACTATAAAATTTATCTAAATATTCTTGAGAATGCTCTGGACCTCTTTTAGAGTGCTCGTATCCTACTTGTGCAAATTTAAAATAATCGTTGGCGATCTGCTTAGCTTCTTGTTGTGTGTTAGTATCTTGTATTATACTTGAACTAAATGTAGGGCGTTCCAAATATTCGGTCATATTTATATATATAATTAAAAATTTTTAAATAATTAAACTCTATTTTGAGATACTGTAGCTTCGACTTCAGGTAGAACTTCTCTTTCACACTCAATACAACCACATTTAATATTTCGACATCTACTTTTTAAAAAATAAACTAATAATACAGATAAGCCGCTCCCGACCATACCAACTAAAGTTAACAAACCTGATTCGCTTAAATTCATCTATATGTTAATATTATAAAAATAAAATAATAAATTATATTAAACATAAATGGTAAAAAGAAAAAATCCATTAGATGAATTAAAAATAAAACCACCAGAAAAATCAGCGTTCGAGATCGAGACCGAAGAGCATTTCCCTCGGATTCATACTTTAACAATTGCCTCAGGTAAACGTGGCGGGGGCAAATCCGTGGGCGTCAGTAATTATGTTAAAGCTTGTTACGATAGAGGTTATTTTGATAAAGTTTGGTGTATTACGCCAACTTATGCAAGCAACAGAGAAATTTGGGATATGATACCAATAGAAGAGGATAATGTTATGGAACCAACAAAAACTTGTATGAAAGAGTTATCAGAATTAGTTATGCAAGAGAGAAACTCATGGGATGAATTCCTTGAGAGAAAACGACAATACGAACAATATTTAAAAGATATGAAAAATGAGAAATTAGATTTAACTGATAGAAATGTATTAGATAGATTATTAGATTATGAAGAAAATAAATTTTTTGACGATAAACCAGTATGGCATTACAGAAATGAAGTTCCTCCACGCCTAGCAGTAATTATAGATGATTGTGTTGGCTCTGATCTTATGAGATTACCAAGTGCAAATTTAGTTAATACTTGTATTAAACACAGACATTTAGGCAATGGATTAGGAATTTCTATATTTTTGCTCGTCCAATCTTACGCCTGTAGAGAAGGTGTACCACGGGCTATTCGAGAGAATTGCACTCATTTATTGCTTTTTAGAATCGCCCAAGAACAACAAATTAAAAAAGTCTATGAGGAATCGGATATAGATCTTAGTTAC